AAGAACTAGTTTTATAGCTTTTGGGTTATTTCTCCTTCTCTCCCTAAACTCAAATGTATATTCCTCATCTGTGGAACCTGTTAATATATTAATCAAAGAGTTTTCTTTTGATTTATTTTTATTGTAGTCATCATCCTTTATATATCTGTTTATATAATCCTTAGCTGGTTGTTTCTGTGTTTGCGAAGTTTTTCCATATGTTCCATTACGATTGGTTATTGCCCATCTCTGAAAATCTTCAGTATTAAAGAAACTAAGAGTCGATTGCCAATGAGGAGTTGTTGTATATGTAAGTACGACTCGACTATCTCTATCTTGCCAATTGAAACAAAATTGAACCCACCATAATAAATCATATATAGTAACAATTTCTACAGGTGCAGTATCCACATGTGAAAATAGTATCTCAGCTAGATTTTTTCTTTCTTTATCAAAAACAGCCGGAGATAAAAAATGTGCTCCTCTATTAAAATCTAATTGGTTCCATGTAAAAATACTTTCCCAATCGTCATTAAGCTTGTCTATTCTGCTTTGAGTATCAGTAGCGCCGTTGATATATTTATTATAAAATAGCTGATCTCCACACTCACCCGTAATTTTTATTATACCATCATTTTCAAACAAAGATTCATCTAACATTTTTTTATGGGGTAAAGGATCATTTCTATCCTTTACTAATTTTTCCCACATTGTAGGAAACTCTACAATAGAATCTTTAGTGTATCGTATATTTAAAATGTCTGATTCAGATTTAGTTTCTAGCAGTGCTATCAAAGCTCCACTACTGTCAATTCCACCACTCCAAAATAATTCTATTGGTTTTCCCAACTTCCATAAATCTGTTGCGGCATCCATACAACAATCTTCAAATGTTTTGTTGAATTTTCCGACAGAAGGAATTGGGTCATACATCATATTGAATGGATTGAATAGACCTACTCTATCTACATGGATATATGATTTTGTCAATATCTTAAATGACCTAATAATAGGATCAATTTTTTTATTTTCTAGAAAGGAATCTATCTCAAAAATATCAGGCCGAAAATACTTAACCTTCATCGATTATCGCCATCTCCTTTAATCTTATTACGTTCCATCCTAGACTTTAGTTTATCTACATTCGCCTGTGCAACTTCTTCAAGTGTTACACCAAGGTCATCAGCAAGTGCTGAGATGTACCACAATACATCACCTAGTTCTAACCCTACACCATCAAGAGATTTACCATCTCTCATATGTTTTTTAACTTTCTCTGCAACCTCACCAGCCTCTCCACACAAACCAAGTGTAGGATATGTCACCTTACATGTGGTTGGATATATTGCGGTTGATCGTGCAAATTCTTGGTATTCATCAAATGTCATTTTTTTACCTTATCTTCTAATTTTATAAGTTTACTCTTTTTCTCACCCAAAGTCAATACTCTTTCTTGCTCAATCATATTAATTATTAAATTTGTAATTGAAACTTCTTTACCCAAATAACCAATCTTTTTTTCTAATACCTCTAAAGTTTTTTTGTAGTATTCTATCTCTTGTTCTTTTTTGAGCTTAGATTCTATCAAATCGGTAAGTGATATAATATCATTGGTCATTTTTCTTCCCATTTGTAAAAAATATGATCCCCAATTTCTGTTGTTTTTTGTTTAATCCTTGCCCATGAAGGTGTGACATAATCAGCATGATAGAATAATGCACCTTCTGTAATGTCAATTACTTGTACGGCATTATCCATTATCATTTTAGATAAGTCAAGGGTCTTTTTATATTCTTTCTTATCTTTAGGTTTATCACTTTTTCCATCACAGTACCAACTGAATTGGCACTTGTGGCGAACAGGTATAATTTTACCATTTTTCTTCCAACTTTCTACGGTAGGGCCTTGCTTTATAACTTCACAAATTGTATTGGGGAATCGTTTATCACCTACTCTATTAAGTACGACAGCCGATACAGCAAGTTTCCCTGCTATACCTTGATCTCTAGCTTCGTGATACATATTTAATGCGAGACACTCTATTGATTGTTCTTTCCAAGTAGATGCTTCTGCTGTCGCAGGCATCAACATAAGAACACCAGCAATTATTGCTTCGGTAAATCCCATTATTTTGATTCCTTCTATATCTCTTGATCCATATAATGTTTTGTTAGTGGTCCAGCCATTTTATACGCTTCTACTTCCCAAGGTTGTTTTTCATATTTAGTTTTAGTATAATTACGATACTTACCGTCCTTACACATCCACATTTGCTTATAAGAACCACCCTTGAATTTATCTACAAGACGATTAGTTTTACCTTGCCAAACATGAATCATTTCATGAATAATAACTTCTATAAATTCTTCTTTACTAACTGTTCTGCTTAGACGATGATCTATTTCAATATGAAAATCACGATAATCATCGCCACAATAACAGAACCCCTCAGCACCCTCTTCAAAGGTTTTTACTAGATTAACTTCAATGTCTAACACACGATGGCGAGGCATCAACATATCCTTGCACCACCAAATAATATCATCTATTAGTTCACGGTCTTTCTTTAGACCACCAGTTATATATACGTTAACCATAAAAAACCCCTTTATTTTTCATCATACATACAGTATACTATACTAATTTATGTTTGTCAAGCTAATAATGATCCACTAAGTCATTGATTTTAAAGAATTCTCAAAAAAGTTTAAAATCTTGCTTCATGACCTTCAAGGATTTCAGTCGGTTCTGGTTGCATATATTCCTCAGTCCAACCAAACGCCTCCCTAACCACAGCATCAGATAATCCCTTATACTTCCTATGAAGAGCTCCATCTTTAGCAGCAATAAGAATCTCTGCTTCCTCTTCAGATAACCCCTCAAGTAACTGAAGGAACATATTCTCACGGCGGAGAGCACTCAACTTAGGATTACCACCCTTAATGAAATGAAACAGGAGTCTAGACTCATGTGCAAGATTAGTATGCTCAGTACCGTCTGGAGCATCGTTCACCTTATAAGGGACTTCACCTTCAGGCAGTTCCCATTCGATAGATGGGTCAAATGATGCTTTCAAAATCATTCGTAATGGTGAAGTATCATTTTCTCGTAAAATTCTAACTTTTTGGTCTTTGGTCTTAGCTTTGGCAACTTTACTCAAAACTTCTGAAATTAGCGGTGTCATATTAAAAATCTCCTATTGATTCCATGAGATTTTTCAATCTCTTTTCTATAAAGTAATTTAGTAGTTTACTACGATCACCATTTGAAGCATCATGGTATGATTTAATACATTCCAATAATAGTTCAATTGGCGATTCCCTCAGATCAATCAATTTCTTGTTTCTCTGGTAATTTCTTTTCACCTCATCGTTTGGTAAAAATTGTTCACACATGGGCCCTGCCCACTCTACAATCTTCTTCTTAGCTAATGGTTTCTGTCTCAATCCATCAGTAAATGTATTGTCTACGGAAAGAACGTTTGGAACACCATCACTAACATCACCCTTCAAAATGTGTTCATATAGATACTCATCTGGATCAATCCCACCAACATATTTCTTAGTGACAGGACTGTATTGAGTAACGTTCTTGTATTTATGTAGTTGAATAAAGTCCTTATCTCCAGACAAAATCAGCGTCTTACCATTATCAAACTCTAACTCACCACACAATGCAGCGATAATATCATCAGCCTCTGCACCATATACCTCAAGAACCTTATAAGGCATAAATTCAATCATTTCACTCTTGATATTATTAAGACAATCAAATATCGCATCCCAATCGTGGCCAGAATTATCTCTAGTTTTCTTACGATTCTTTTTGTATTGCGGGAAGTAATCTCGGCGCCAGTAGTGTTTAGAATCATAACAGATTACTAACTCACCATATTTTTCAAAAAACATCTCACGATACATACGGAGAGAGTTAAGGATCATATGGCGAACCATACTCTCATCTACCTTTGGTGCTTTTGTTAGGTGCAAATGCATCATAACACTCGCAATAGAAATTTGGTTCATATCAACTAGAATCATTATTATTTTCTTTCATTTCAAGTGCAACACTCTTTCTAACAGTGTTGAAACTTACGGTAACTCGTTTATCGGTTTTATTTTCAAGAGTATGGTGGTCAAGCCAACTTGGAAATATTACTAGAGAACCACTGGAACATGGCATCTCTATAACTTTTTTTTCTGGAAATGTGAAGACAAGTGGCGCACTACCTTCATCAACGTAGGGGTAATATGCACCACTTACTACACTACCTTCTCTATCGTCCCAAGAATCAACATGGCGGTGACGATCAACCTTATGACCTTTACCTAATATATTGAACCAACTAGATGATATAACTGAGGCTTCTAATTCTGATGCATAGTCGAATTCCAACTTTTCATGAGTCCTGATATACTCACTAATACACTCTTGAATTTTCATCACCAAAGGTTTAAGTTCTTCCTTGAACAAAAATTCTTTATCAATATTATAACTACTCAGGCCAGAAACTAAATGATATTCACCAGTAATAGACTTTTCGATTACCGAAATAGTATCATCACTATACTTGCTTAAATTAAAATTGTCAATCCACATTATTCATCATCCTCATCGGATTCAATAGAAGGTAAATTGTGATACTTGGTATCAAGGCCATCCGTAGTGAATGCTTCCATTATCTTAGCCATTGGATGGACAGTTCCCATCTCTCTATATAAAGTTGATCTAACACATTCAATAATGAAACTCATGTCTTGTAAGAAATCTTCTCCCTCAACATCAATTGCATTTTCTCTAATAGTATGTATCATCTGAACCATAACAGCTTCTGTTAGATTATCCATGAACATAAGATTATCTTGCATTTCGATAATATCTTCTTTAGGTAAAATAACCTCTCTTTTAGATTTATTCTTCCAAGGGCCTTTGATTACATTTTCTGATTTTTCTTCTGTCATTCTGGCATACCATTTTCCCAAACCATACCTAAATCTGGATAAAATGTTCCAACATTACGTTGTGGTTCACCTTTATTTGGGCCTTCCCAATGATATGATTGAGCTACACATCTATGAGTTACTTTTTTATCTTGATACTCACCATAGAAATTATCAACATAATCACCAGTTCTTAGGTATGTTTTTAGATTCCTCACATATCCTTCATGAATAAGTTGCCTTGCAAGAGCACCCTTGATATTTTGTTTTACTTGAGCACGTTCACCAGATGCAAGTTCCGATTGAGTTTTAATCCACTCCTTAACTTTATTAGGGTGAGCAGGAGAATTATCTGGCAAATCACGCAAACTTTCATGAATACTAGACATACCATAATCAGGATTCTTTGCAACTCTTGCTGCTCTAGCTTTCTCAAGACGTTCTGATGCAGCAACCTTTTGTTTTGCTGTCATCGGTTTACGTTTCTTCCTAATCTTAGAAGTAGTTATTTTATTTTCCATAATCACATACCCTTAAAATACATAACAAATCCGTTAATAAATATTGCACACGCAACAGCATTAACCACAATCAATGACCGATCATTCCACACGATTGAAACCCATAACCAACCTAAACATCCAATAAATTGTAAAAATATATTATACGGATATAGTTGATTAGTAGATGCAATCATTGCAGATACAATAAGAATTGATGATATCCATTTAACATACCAAACTAATGGCTGTTGATGTTTTAATGGAGTAGAAGTTTTAGTATCATGCATAATTAATAACCGTGTTCCTCAAACCTTGTATTTAATTCCTTTAAACAACGCCTACGACCAGCAGCTTTTGCTAATCGTTTCTTTTCACTCCTAGTCTGGTGATACTCACGTTCTCGCATTTCTGTATAGAATCCTTCTCTTTGCAACTTCTTCTTTAAAATACGCAAAGCACCGTCAACATTATTATTTCTTACTTCAACTCTCATACTTATCTCCTTTTGCCTGTGGCAGGGTCTTTCTGTTCTTGTTTTGATAACACTTGACATCCACCTTTATTATATGCCTGACCTATGACATATTGTTTAGATATCTCTTCCTTATATGTATCATCTCTTTTAGTACATACACTAAATTCCAATTTACTAGTTGGAATGGTGCTCTCGACAGGACTCGAACCTGTGACCCACGGCTTAGAAGGCCGTTGCTCTAATCCAACTGAGCTACGAGAGCCTATACCCATCTTCTTTAAATACTTTTTATGAGAACATTCGGCAGCAAGTAGACTTTGAGTCTTCTTGCGTACCTTACGCTTCTTACTGCTTGTTGTGGTGTAATACACCGGCAATAAATGCATACCACTCATTAGTACATCATCACATATAAAACTTTATTAACAATACCAATTGTGGCAATCACCACTAATGCTGTAATCATTTCACTATTCTCCATTCTTTATTAGTGTAACACACTGTAACTTCTTTGTCAAGGGTTGTTTTAGTTTTTTTACAATCACCCTCTTCATAATAATTATCCCACTGAAAATCATCACGCATTTCTTCAAGACGTTTCATATTTTCAACTGGGCGCTCTACGAACAGGTACTTATTGATTTCTTGTTTGCATCCAATTACCTTACATGCAATAGGGCCAATAATAC